GGATCTGTTGTATTGTCAACAATTTCGTTTGTTTTGCCGGGAATTGTGATGATTTGATTTGTTCCACGCCAAGGATTTGGAACATTCCCTTCGCTGGAAAACACGATTGATTCATTGCCATTGGAATCTTTAACCAAAGTATATGAATAATCCCAAGGCATGACTTGATGAACAACTTCTCCAGCCTCACTCAATACAACATATTGTTGAGGAATATCATATTGGAATTCAGACAAAATTGGATGTTGATCACCTGCAAGTAATCCTGCCTCAATTTCTCCTATCTTTGTCAATGTGATTCTTGTTGTCATGTCATTTCTCAATTAAAAGCGGCTGCTGAATAATTGGGCATGTTTTCTTCGTCAACAATCACTTGCCCATCTTCATCCCTCATTGCAAACACGCAATAGTAAACAACGCCGTCTTCCAAGGCTGTAAATTTGTGGTGATGATTTTTTTCAATAGTAATGAACGTTGGAGCTACAAACTCTTTAGGCTCATAACCGTCAACTTCAACCAATACAGATCCTGTTGCCAACAAAGTTACGTGGTCAAAATTGTGCGTGTGACCACCATCATTTGTATAACCTTTTTTATGCAAATAATGACTTCTAACCCATACGTTGCCAAAAAATCCCATTTCACCAACAGATGCCATCTTATAGACATTTGGTGTTTTTTTGATTTCAATTCCTTTAGATGACAGTTGTTTCATATCAATACTCAATGATCACAAAACCAGATCCGCCACTGCCAGTTGCAAGATACCCAGACAAACCAGCGCCTCCACCACCTCCAGAATTTGAGTTTGCGCTAGATCCAGCAGGTACAGAAGTGCCTACAAAAACCCCATTACCGCCATTGCCAGAAATAAAAGCATATCCTGTTTCAACAGGTTGATTGCCAACACCGCCAGTAATATTAATATTACCGCCTGAAGCAGTTCCACCAGCTCCTGCATAGTTGGGACCGCCTGATGATCCGCCATTTCCAACTATAGAAATTCCAGTTCCTGTAACAGAAGAAGCTGAACCACTACTTCCTCCTCCGCCTCCTGCTCCAACAACACCTGTGTATGAAGTTCCGGGAGTTATTGAAAATACTCCAATTGATCCGCCGCCACCACCGCCACCACCTGCTGCATAAGTAGTCCCAGTTGTATATCCAGTACCACCACCGCCACCACCGCCTACAACGGTAATTTTTGCTTTGTAAACGTAAGGAGGAACAGTCCAAGATGTTGTTCCAACACTGCTAAATACCTGAATGTTGATACTGCCAGCAATAATTTGACCAACAGCAACATTATTGATGTTGTTGACAGTGATCGTATTGGTGGCAATATTTGATGCGGTAATTGTTGTAGCCGCAATATTTGATCCAGTAATCGTATTGGCAGCAATGCTAGTGCCAGTAATACTGCCAGCAACAATCACGTCACTGGTAATATAACTTTGAAAGATAGCCCATCCGCTGGTGTATTTGTATTGGATCGAATACAAACCACTATTGTAGTTAACCGTACAAAGATCGCCATACAAAGGCAGACGACCAATTGCAGACAAAACTTCGGCGTTTGTAGGGGCAGCAGAACTATTGGCTACCCTGATAACAACAAACGTCGTTGGGCTTGCTGGAGCCGCTGTAATCACGTCCAAATCAATTGCTGTGCCGGGATCAACAACCCATCCAGTATTTGGCTGCAAGCTGGCAACTTGAAACTGGATAGAACGTGATCCAGTAGTCAAATACCATAGACTGTTTGTAGATCCAAAACCACCCGTAACTTGTGTCCAAATGTAATCCGCAGGGTTAGTTGATTCGGTTGATGAATCAGAGTTTCTGATGCCGTAATATGTAGCTCCAGTTGGCACGTTGGCAAACCCAACGGTTCCGTCAAAGCTCTGAGCGTATTTGATTTGAATGTATTTGTACAGGTAGCCAACAATCTGACCACCTGCATCAATGATTTGTCCAGTTCCTTGATTTGACGACGTAGTTGAAGACAAGTTTGCTAACAGATAGTTAACAGCACCTGCTACTTGATCTGGACTAGGATTTGAATCAAGAAAAAAGGTTGTGGACATTAGAAAGAATCCTCAACAATTTTGGCTTGCCAGTTCATTGCTGTAACGTTCCATGTGTCTGTGGAATCGTTGGATTCGATCTTCAAAGCTGGCAAAGTGGCTTTATTTTGATTGGTAGGCACCCAAGGAGTACTGCTGACAATACTCATGGTTTGAGCTTGACCATATTTTGTAGGCGCAGCAACAGAATCACTTCCACCAACAGTAACAGTCAATAAGCCAGTCCCACTCACTTCTGGAGCCATGCGGTGCAGGTAGCTCTTGGACAAAAAAGGTACAGGACCGTCAGCAGTCTGAAGTTGAATGTTTGTGCGTTCAAAAACGGCATGGATAGGATTGCCACTGAACCCATTACCAATTCCAGTCTGGATCAATTGGCTATTGTTCAAGCTGCCTTGAGCGTAAACGATTGTTCTTGAAGCAAGGTTGAATGCGCCAGATTGGTAAATAGGACCTTCAGCGCCCATGCAAGAGTTTTGGACGTCTTTAGGAGGATTCCACACTTGCAAGTCATAACGCCAAGAAAGCATCTTGTTACACCAGCCAGTCGAATTCAGGTCTGGGTAATAGATTTCAATTTGATATTTCTTGGTGTTGTTAACCATATACATCCGGCTTTGATAGGTCGGATTAAGGTTTTTAAAGAAGTAATCACGGACTTTTTGGTTGCCAAGACCATTGAATGATGAACCATCAAACACCCAAATGTCTCTAGCGTCAATCCCATAAACTGTCTGATCAGCATTGACCCAACAGTTGTTGTTCATCAAACCCCTGCCCTGATTAAATAGACGCACTCCAAAAACTGGGGCAGTACTATTTTGATAAGCAATAGGAGTAAGCACAACAGTGTCCCAATAAGAACACACATAGAAATTCGCACCCAAAAAGAATCCATCAATGATAGGCCCTCTCACTGGAACTTCTTGCTCGTTGGCAACGTTGTTTAAGGTAGGCAACCAAGTTGCAGGGACGCCAGTGTTAGCGAATGCTTGTGACCAGCGGATGGTTGTTGGGTAATTGACTGTTGTGCCAGTCGAGTAAGTTTTGGTTAAGTTACCAGCAACCAAAATGTTGCCAACGTTTGGCGAACAATAGTTGCGAACAAAACCAGCAGTTACCGATGTGACGGCAGGAGAAAGACCTGATTCATAGTTCCAAACAAAATAGTCAGGAGCTGCGTCGTACAAATGAATTTCAGTATCTGTTGGACGGAAATACATGGGCGCACGAAGCGTATCATTAATAAAAAATACGCCACCAACCCAATCCGAAACAATGTTTGTATCGTTTGTGTAACCAGATAAAGCTGCATTAGGGTTAGCACCAACACCGGGAGTAATGTTGGTAATTCCAGAAGCGGTAATCATGTACCACTTTCCTTGGGTTGTCGCAGCAATATAAACCCAAGTTGCTTGATCTCTAAACCCACCATCCATGTAAAACACATTGCCGGGAATGGCAGAAAGAATGGCTTGTTCACCAGCCACCTTTTTAATTCCTCGGACATCCGCTTCAACATTCAAACCAGAGTTGTACTCATTAGCACCAAGCGCATTGCTAGGCACATCAGGAGTGAACGATAAGTTTAGGAATGGGGTTCGGATTCTGGTGTATTCAGACATAAAGCTTCCGTCATCTGTTCAAGATTCCTGATCAAACGGGAATCTGTAGGGTTGAATTCTAAAGCTTTCTTACAATATTCGATTGCTTGTTCTTTGAATCCAAGATGCCAAGCAGCGATGCTGGCAAGGTCGTAAGGTTTTTCTGTCCATACGGATGGATCCATCGTATAGACAGCTTCTTTGTCAACAATCTGTAAGGCGTTCATAGCCGCTGCATAGCTGTCGTTCCACATGCTGTAGCGATACATCAGCATGGACAACTCAACCCAAGGTTCACGGGTATTAGGGGCTTCAGCAGCCGCTAAACGAGCCCATTTGATAGCCTCCCAAGGCTTGCCAAGTTCTGCGTTGCATTTGGACAATAAACGCATGGCGTAACACCGTTCATTAGGCCAAGTTGCCTCAGGCATGTTTAGATACTTGTCCAGAGCGACAATAGCGTCTTGCCAACGGTAATGGAATGTTAGCTCACGAGCGTAATAAAACGCATTTCGTGGGCAGCGTGGATCTTCTTTGACAGCGACCTCAAGCAAACCCATGTATTGACCACGAGATTTGGCTGGATCAGGATGATGGCTTACCAACAGCATGTCGGTATGTGCCCATACCTCATTAGTTCTAGGGTCTGGTACGGGGTACTCGTGGCATGGATGATGCCAATGGTAGCCGTGACGATGGTGGATCTTTTCGTAAAAGAAAGAAATCCCACAGCCCCAATCAAACTTGTAACGCAATCTGGTGGTGTCTTCTTGCCAAACCCGTTCAATTTCCTCACGCCAGCCCTCTTCCATGACTTCATCAAGGTCAAGGCTAATGCAAACATCAACATCACGGGGAATCAATGCAAGGACGGCATCACGTGCTTTGTCAAAACGCCAAGGACTAATACAAATATTATGAACAACAGCCCCACAGTCAATAGCCAATTGCTTGGTATTGTCCGTAGAGCCAGTGTCTCCAATAATGATCAAGTCAGCATCTTTTGCAGATGCACAGAACCGTTCAACGAACTTTTCTTCGTTTTTGCTGATGGCATAAATTGCTATTTTCATTGCTTTTCCATTCTATAAAAATCAATTAACCTTCGTACAAAATGTTGATTGAACCATTGTCAAAAGTATCTGTGCCGTTGACGGTCGTGATACGAATTCGATCAAGAGTTCCTGACAAAGCAATTTGTCCAGTTCCAAACGTAAAGTAAGTTCCAACAACAAATTGCCCAGTACAAGTCCAAATATTTGATCCCAAATAAGTTACGGTGAAATTGCCATTCCTTAAATCACTTGCAGATCCGCCAGAGCTAGTGGCAAAACCTGTAGAAAATGAAGATGTTGTTGGGGTTGAAGATGCAAAACTTCCACAATTCCCGTTATAACCAGTTGTAACAATTGACCCTGAACCAAGTTGCAACTGAACCAAACTGCTGCCGCTTGTGCTTACGTTGTTAAACATTACTGTGATTCTCTTCACCCAAGATGGAATCCCAGTAAAGTCAATGTTTGTTCCTGATGTTGTAGCTTGCGCCGTGCCAGAAATAATATTTCCGCCACTGTAACCACTACCAAGCGTTTTATTGCTTAATGTTTGTGTATCAGTAGTTCCAACAACAGTTCCCGATGGATTACCAGTTCCACCAGCAGGAAATGTAATCCCAGTTGTACCATTAATAATAACTGTCATGGCAAGGTTCCCAAAAATGTTGTGATCTGATCGGCAGTCATTGCCGTGCCGTCT